TGTCGCGGCGTACATGTCGGCGATCATGCTGCCAGTCGCGCCGTATACAAACGCATCGGCATGGTTCTCCGAAATCCGCACGATGTTTTCCGGCTTAGTGAAAAACGATTTTGACACTGAAGGCTTCAGGGTCATTGTCACCTGACCATCGACGAACGTGAGAGCGGTCGCAACCGTCACGGCTGCGTTGGTAACGCCTGTACCCTCGGCGATGGTAGTAGGTGTCGCGGCACTCAGGACTGTACAGGTCACATTGCCGGTGTGCGGCCCGTCGGGGACTACAACGTTATTCGCGAATGAATTCACGAATCCTTTCGAGCCGATGATCTTTTGATGCGTTAATCGGCTATAAGCGATGGGCATTGCGAATGCCATGATATTTGACCTCTTAGGGGATTATTTTTCTCCCGCGTTTACGGGGTTCGTCTCGGCACATGGCCGGTAAGAGGTCTCGCCCAGCATCAGGGCGGCTGCTTCTCGACTATTGGCGCAAGTCGGCAGCGTTTAACGTCTTGGATTGAGCAATTCAGTCCAATTTGTATTCGCACAGGCTTCGAGTAAATCGGCTTCCGCCTGCTCTATCGATGTGCGCCCACCGCGATGCTCCGGTAGCGGCGGCGGTTCAGTGGGTGCAGGTTTAGGTGTGGGGACGTCCGCCGGAGCTGCCAGTGGAGGTTTGTCGCCCAGTGTCGGTGAAGGCGTGGCCGCTTCCAGCCTTGCTTTGAGTTTGGCCGCGCTCGCGTTTATTTCTTCCGGTGTGTTCCCTCGGATGAAATCCGCATCGGCGCGGGTCAGTCCGTGATCGGTAATCGCGTCACGGATCGTTATCTCGCGCCTAAGATTGTTCACCTCTGCGCGAATTGCCACCTGCCCAGACGCTTCCAGTTCGCTCAGGACGGCCTCGAATTCATCGGGGTGCCTTGCATAGTACCCGGCTTGTTTTCGGGCTTCATCGCTTACTACAGGCGGCGCAGGGGCGGGCGCGGGAGTTGGCGCAGGTTGCGGTGTCGGGGTTGGTGTCGGTGTCTCTTCTGTCATGGTTTTCGTATACCACACTTTTTATGAGTTGTCAATTATATAATGCCTTTGCCCCTGTACGGTATTCCTGCTCGTCCAGGTGCCCCTCGTCACGACCGCGCTTCAGGAAGTCAAGCTCCGCTGACCGCTCTTCCGGCGTCATAATATTCAGGCCCCGCAACGATAGTTCGTATCCAAGCGTTGCATATATAGCTGTGATTTGCCGTTGAATCATGCGGATGAAATGCAGCATCGGCGTCATTGCCAACCGCCGCGCCACGCCCGACAGTGTAGCCGTCTCACTGATTTCGACCTGATGCGTGTTCTTCAGAAACCGTAGCATCAAACTTTCCCCGCTCCGCATAAGCTGGTCAGCGGTCGATGTCGAAGCCACGCGGGTGACCGTCGGGTTACCGGGGATGTGGACAATCTCGCTGCCGGTCGCAAACGCCTGCTGTGCCTGCTTTATGTCACCCATGTAGCCGGTCAGTATCAGTGACAGCGCGGCCTTGCCCGTCTGTTGCCTGATGCCCTGTTCAATCTCCTCGATCCGGCGGTATGTGAATTGATTCCAGTAAAGAAGGCCGAAGCCATTCGGATATGGCAGGAAAGCATCGAGCGGGTAATGGTTTGTTTCCAGTATCTGTTCGCCGTCTAACCCGTAATTTTTGACATCGCGCACAAGCCAGTCAGTCTTCTGCTGCTGCCATACGCGAGTAACGTCCGTGAGCTTATCGTCCGGATCGCGTAATTGCTGCGTAACTAACCGGCGATGGACTTCTATCAGGTCGGTTAAAAATTCAAAGTTATCGTCCAGCTTTTCATCCGCTTCCATTTCCTTTTCGCTGATGAGCCGGAGCGCGAATGAGCCGTCAACGAGAAAATATTCCACGAGCTTATCGGGCGGAATCTCAGGCCACGCCGGGCTGCCTGTTTCCTTCATGTCGGCTTCACCGGTAATGAACGCAGTCAGGCTGTCGATCACAGCGCGGTTGATTCCGGTGAGGCTTACCTCCTCGTATACCTCTCGGCCTTTCACGACCTTATAATCAGATTCTTTCCAGGCGGGCGTTGCGATTGTGTCGGCGATACCGATTGATTCTGGCATTATATTTTTTCTCCGCTTATCCTGGCTTCCTGTTTGTCCTTTAGGTAGCCGAAATCCTGACTGGGCGCGTCCTCATCCAAGTATGCAGTATAGTGCAAGCGCAGGGCGGTACGCTTTAAATCCGGGGGAGGGGCACCGATCTCGCGGGCGTATTTTTCGAGAGCCTCGGCGTGGTACGAGCACACGGCGTTTACGTTTCCGGTCACTTTAAATTCACGCTGACAATGTTTACATTTGTTCATGGCGCGGTTGAGCGTCGGGGGGATTGCCTTATCGTTGACTGCCCACTGTCGCAGCATTATAGCACCTCCACCGTCTGCATCGCGATCCATGCCATGCATAAAGCCATCCAATGGTCGCTGTGCTCGAATTCTAATTTACCATCTTCCACGCGCACATTATACATCAGACTTTCATAATGTGCACGGGCTTCCGCATTTTTTACCCCGAATCTCTGCTCACGAATCGCCGCGCTTGTCTCATGCCAGAATTGTTCCTTGAGTTCCGCCGTGGTGTAGATGCCGCGTAAACGCCGGGCGAACACCTTGCATAGGATGTCGTAGAACGCCTGCCCGACGCCGTTCAATTCTACGACGATATTTTCAGGCCGCCAGAAGTATCGACCGTTAATCCAGTTGTAAACCGCGAGGGCTTGATCCTCGTAATTCGTGCCGGTAATCTCGAAGGATTCAAGCTCGTTGACCAGCTTTTTCATTTCGTTATTTCGGATACCGTACACCACACTGATTACCTTGACGACCGTGCTGTCCACAACCTTGCCCACGTCAATGCCAAAAAATATCTTAGGGGCGATGTTCTTTGCAATCTCCTGCTGCATGTCGATTGCGCCCGGTACTTCCGGATACATTAGCCGCATACCTTCAGTGGCAGGCAGGCATTCGTAGTGCTGTCGCCACTGCCAGTCGGATAGTGAGGCGCGTTCCGTTTCAAATATCGGCTTCCATTCCGGTGCCATTTCCATGATGACAGATGCGGGATATCGGATAACCTTTACGTTTGGATGTGTCTTGCGCTCCTCGATGAGTGAGGACTTGTGACCGCCAACGCCAGAGTACCAGATGTGATCGCGCCCTTCCAGCCGGGCGACGTTGAGGAACGGGGAGAAGATCGCAAGCATGGCCGGTGTTGAACGGTGTGACTCATCAATCGCGAGGGTGTCCACCGTGTAGCCTTCCGGCTTGCTGCGTGAGATTTCGTTTGTCGATAAAGCCAAGAGCCGGGGAAGGTAATCAGCGTTGTCCTTGAGCCGCCACATGCGCTCTGTGATGGTGTCTACGACCTTCTTGAAACCGCCGGGAATGTAACCGCCGAGCTTGTCCACGTTAAAGCTGGTCTCACGCGCAAGGATGCGTGTCGATTGTGTCAGCGTCGGGAAACCGATAGCGTGGGTGTTGCCTGCGAGAAGCGACGTTGCGCCGGTGATGGACACGATAAAGGTCTTACCGAAAATCTGTCGCGGCCCCTGGATTACGACCTCCGGGTATGTGACGCAGGCGTGGGCTGCCTCTCGTTGCCATTCACCGCGCCATTCCTTGCCGAGGAGTTTAAGGACGCGCTCGACGGCATCGATTGTTACGGGGTAGCGCATCGGCCTGTGTGATCCTCGTATGCCTGCTTGCTCTCCCATACCGATTCATCCGGCGCGATGTATTTATCGTCGGCAGGCGGCAAGTCCTTGAGCACGTCCTCGCCGATCCCGTTCAACCGCGACAGCCGCGCCTCGATTATGGCGATGCGCTGATTCAGCCGTGCATTCTCTATTTCAAGCGCACTCGCGGGCATGAAAACACGGTCGATTAGAGAGGAGCCGGTTTCGTCGCCAGGTGGTTTTATTTCGCCGCTGTGTTCCAGGACAAGCCGGATGCAGTCCATCGCCCGATATAGGACGCCTTTGGGAGCAAGGGTGATTTTGTCGGCAGTCATGTATTCAATCCCCATGTCGATAGCAGCTTCAATGAAGACCCATGACTTCGTGTTAACGCGATTAAGGCGTCCGCCGTCGCACTTGGATAGTTCATCCGCGTAGGTGTCTGAATGCCTGTCCTGGCTTATCTGGGACTGCGACACTTCATACTTGGCAGCGTGTTGCGCTCCGGTCATGGTGAATGCTGACTCAAAATCGAGTCTGGCAATTTCGCGGCGTCTGGTTTCAGTTGAGTCAGGCATTGTCAAGTAACGTTGAATCGCGGTTGCACTTACAGATTAACTAAATTGTCCCGACCTACCCTCACCCCGGCCACCATCCCCTCGCAATTATTATATCACATTAGTCAGGATGTCAAACCTTCAGAGACTGCGATAAGAAAAAAGGCCGGGAGACTGCATGCATTAAGCCCCAAGAGGTTCATTGAGTTCTTGGTTTGCAGTCTCCCGGCTAATCTGATAACCCGTCGCCTAATCGCCTGACCAGTCAAGCTGGGATGATTCTGAACCCGCCGTGGCGGACTCGCTTGGTTTTCAGCTAAGGGATACATTCTGGTTAAACTTCGGGTCATAGAGTACCTCATAGATGCCACGGCTGACCTTCCGGAGATGCCCGGAAGCCACTAAGCGACGGAGAACGTAGGACACCCACTGCCGTTTGACTCCCATGTGCCGGGCGATCTTGGCGAACATGCCGGGCGACGGCTTCCCCCACTGGCGAATGTGATTGTAGACGTCCTGTTCGGCGGCGGTCAGGTTGGATGTGGTCATACTTCCCCCTTCGGGTCTCTCTTTGCTTTTTTGTGCGCTCGTAGCCAGATTGCGCGTTTAAGCCGATTCTCCCATTTGATGATTCCGTTGACAGCAGCTTCATGGCAGGATTCTACGGTTTCGTAAGGCTGGATCAAACGATGGCCTTCATTCTCGCGGATATCTGTATATTGCAGGTAGTCCTGGACGATCAGGTTCGCCCAGGCCTTTTGACGGGCTAACATGCACTCGCAGAATTCCGGGGTATCCTTGCCAAAGGTATCGACCGCTTCGGGAACATCGAACCGGGACAGGTTAAGCACCTGCTCCGATAGGTGGTAAACGTAAAGGTTAGGCATGATTTGTTCGCTCCAATTTCAGTTGGGGATCGGGGAAGCAACCGGCGTCCTGCGCTTCCAGGATGAGGGTTGAGATTTTGCGGACGTAAAAATTCCATTCGTGGGGGCGGTATTTTTCGTGGGGCTTGTCGAATAGGTGCCCCATCGCCATTATGAGCGTCGGGTAATCGTGGGATTTCAGGAGAATCTTAGCTTGCCCGGACATCGCGGCAGGATCACCTGACCAGCGAATCTGTTCGTACTTCAGGTAATGGCGGAACCATTGTTGGACGAGGCGGGATATGGGGGTGTTGGCTTTCCGTTCCTCGATGGGGATGTGTGGCTTTGAGGGCTTCCCGTTTCCCGGTGGAAGCGAAGCGTTTTTTATATCGGCGTCGCTTTTTGACGCCAAATTAGTTTCTTTCTTTTTTTCAGTTTCAGTATCAGTATCAGAGTTGACAGGGGGATGGCATGGGGATTGAATGGGGATGGCATGGGGATTGTAACAATCCATGAAGTCTTTAATGACCATCGGATAGTCATTCAGAAACGTCGCAAGCCCTTGCCAATGCTTTGTTGAGCGATTCGGTTGTTCCTTTTGCCACTTCTTTTTGATCCAGATTATTTTCTGATCGTCGTAAAGTTTAACCCATCCGTCCGCTTCCCATTCGGCTATCACTCCGGCAATATCCGTCCGACTATAAATACCGGCAAAAAGATCTTTCAGGAATTGCCAAGGAAATTTGAATATACCGTACTGATTCGGGCATTTGGCAAGCACTACCCCAGCTATTATTCTCGCTGCCTGTGACCATTCTTCTTCGTAAAGGGCAGCTTCAATGCGGTTCCACGTGCGGTCAGACATATTCTTATCCCCTTCGGGAAGGGAGCCGGGGGATAAGCGCGGCTCCGCTTCCCAAAAAAGAACCCCGCTGTGAGACGGGGCTTCGGGTATTATTCGGGCGTCTCACAGAACGCTGGGGGAATCTTAAACTAATTTTATCCGTTTGTCAAGCGAAAAAAGTAGCCCCGGAAACATCCATGTCGCCGGGGCATTTCTCAAAGAGGAGGATTAAATGGGGGTACTGCAACTTACTCACACTCAGGATTATAACCAGTGATTTCCCGTTTGTCAAATTTTCGGCTTGACAAAATACAATTATTCTTTTAGAATCTGAGACATGAACCCAAAAGAAAAACAAATGAACCGGAGCGAACAGGCAAAAAATATTATTTTACATTTGGTAAATCTCGGATTCAGTCAGCGAGATATAGCCTGGGAATGTGAATGTCTTGAATCTCATATATCCCGCATCAAATCAGGGAAGCATGAGGTAAACGCCGGGACGCTTCTACGCATGCAGTTAGGGGAAATGCGGTTAATGAAGCAATGGGAAAAAGAGAAAAAAAGTGCGGATAAGCGGAAATAAAACTTGACAAGTGTAAAACCATTTGTTAAGCTTGTCTTATCTTAAAGGCACCGACCTTAAACGGCAGGAGCGTGAACGAACATGACACGGAACTCAATTTTTGAGGGACTCGAAAAAGCAGTAAGGATGTCGGCACATCCAATCGAACCAAACAGCTTTGAATTTATTGCCGACGACGGAACATGGTGTACCTGGAAACATTGGATTACGTTGGATGATTTGAAAAAGCTCGCGTCTGACAGCAAGCAGGCCGAGCGCACCCGCATCCGCGCAGAGGTCACCAAGCTCAGGGATGAGGCGCGGACAAAGGGTGAAGCGATTATCAGGGTGGACATTAAAGCGGACTGGAAAAGCAGAGAAACAGCATACACCCGCGTCCTCGACCTGCTCAACGGGGAGGTTACCGATGGAACGACTAATTGACATCCCCACATCGTCCGATGAATCCTGCCCCTGCATCGGTTGTCCGGAGTACTGGCAGTGTTTCGCCGACGCCGGGGATGCCGGATGCCCACGACCGGATCGACTCTGTAAGATCGGGAGGCCCGCAGATGCACAAAGGAACTGACCGGATAGGCGTCCATATCCAGACGTCGCTTAGTGGCGTCCTGGTACGATGTGCGCCGGGGCAGGTGGTAGAGGCTATCGAATGGCGGGAATCGCGCTTGCTGCCCTGTGAGAGCGTACAGGCGGTATCTGTGAGACATCTTGCAGAACTCGCGGATACCGGGCCGGTTGACTTTACAGACGGGGATGCGGATCGGGAGCGCCGGGAATGGCAGGACGGGCTTGACGCGGACAGAATCAGAAATCGAGAAATTTACGGGAGCGAACAATAAATGACAGAAGACAAAATCACACAGGCTACACCGACGAGGACGGCGATAAGCACGGTTGATGACACGCCGACTATCGACCGCATCATAAAGCGGCGACAGATTCTCCAGGAGGCGATGTCCCGGGCGATGAAACCGAACATCGATTTCGGGAAAATCCCCGGTTGCGGCCCCAAGCCGACGCTACTTAAACCCGGTGCTGAAAAGATAGCGAATCTTTTCAGGCTGGCACCCAAAACCGTTTTTGAGATCATCGACATGCCGAACGGACACCGAGAATACCGTGCGACATGCAGCCTTTATGCGACGGACGGGACCTTCCTCGGCGATGGTTCGGGGTCATGCTCGACAATGGAGAGTAAGTACCGCTACCGCAATTCAGAGCGCGTTTGCCCGGCTTGTGGCGAGTCCGCGATCATCAAAGGCAAGGCTGAATACGGCGGCGGATGGGTCTGCTTTAAAAAGAAGGGCGGATGCGGAGCGACATTTGACGACGACGATCCGGCGATTACTGACCAGGAAGTTGGCAAGGTCGAGAACCCCGACATCGCGGACGTATACAACACCTGCGAGAAAATGGCTGATAAGCGGGCTTTCGTGGCGGCTGTCCTGAAAGTTACCGGAGCATCGGAAGTTTTCACGCAGGATATCGAGGACATGAACAAGCGTCGACCGGCGTCCGGACAACCAGAATGGACACCCGGCGAAAGCGGTCAGGTAGCACAAGCGGTTGATGCAGGACGCGCACAGAAAGCGGACACGGTCAAGCGGGGTAGCTCCGGACACCCGACCGAAAAGCAGGTCAAGATGATTTACGCCATTGCCGAAAAGGTAGTCAGTCGGGATTTTGGCGAATGGATCAACGAGTACACAAAAGGCCGAACCGCTGATCCGGCAGAACTGACTTACGATGAAGGGCAGGCAGTAATCGCACACCTGAAATCACTTGAAGCGACACCGGAAGGATAGATAGAGTTTGCGCTCCGGGGCTGGTCGGAAATTCATGGAACCTCCAACGACATCCGATCCGGCCAGCCCCCACCTTTGAACTATGACCGGAGGAACATACGATGAATAGAACAACATTCGATGACGGGATTCTCAGATTTCACCATGACGAAAAACGTGGGGATTATTCAATCAGTCTGAATATTCACAGAATCGCCGCCGAACTCGATGATGAAGAAAGAATCGGTTTGGCAAAATGCTTGCTCAGGAATTTGTCATACGAGGATCATATCGCACGAGCGGTTATTGACCGGATGCTCGGCGATGAAGGTGGATGGTGGGCAAGCACAGATGGAAGAATCAGACAGGAATTGTTAACTAAAATCGAGGGCGAGCTTGCCAGCGGTTATAAGTGGTCATGGCTTGGCTGGCTCAGAGATGCAATCCGCGACATCCATCACGAAAAGCGTTTATATTGGATGCTTTACCATGATGAAGAAATCGGACTTGCTTTTCGGAATTGGTGCAGGAAGGTCGGTATAGAAAGTAATTATACGGATAAGTTGGACGCCGATGCACAAGCTATTATCGATTCGATTGAAAAGGCATTTGAGGGACTAAAGGCTGGACTGCCAATACCAGAGGAACCGAAATGACCGAAATCCTTGACACGTTCACCGCCGCTCAAATCCTCGCCACGCTGGTATTCGCTGTCATCGTCGCGACGTTAGCAGGCGGGGCTGTGGCGACGGCGTTCTGGCGGGGTCGAATCCACAAACTCACGGAGGACATGAAACATGAGCATAGCAATACCCGATGACTTTCCCGAAATTCCCGGCTCGGAGCATTTCCAAGATCGTCCGCTAATCCAAAAGGCGAAACGTCGGGAAATCATCGAAAAGAAAAAGCATCCGGTTACCGCGCTTATCGAAAAAGCGAAGCGGACGCATACGGTGAAATGCCCGGATTGCGGATGCGAGTTTGATCCCAAGATTCAAGTACGAGTTTTTAGGGCGGTAGATAAGCAGGCAAAGAAAATGAATACATTACTCGATCAATTACAAGGAGGAACACGATGAGAACGAAAATCGCAACGATTGAAATCTTCCAACTGGACGATGATAGCTTGACCGCTCAGGTTTTCGAGCCGACAATAATGCCGACCGCGAACATCATGCTCGAAGCGGGAATGCTTCCGATGGTTGAAGCTGATATTTCATCAGCTTGCTTCACGTCCTTACTGACTCCCGCGCTGGAAGTCTGGGCGGACAAAGGCTCGTCGCTGATGCACAAGCTGGCGACAGCGGTTAAGAAGTGGAAGGGGTGGAAATGATGGAACTCAGAGATCCAAACGATGAACCGATTGAGCTCAAATGTGACCGGGGCTGGTCAGATGAGGTCATGCACAAAATGCAGCGGATTAAATTCATCGCAACGGGCAAACTGAATCCGACGCAAAAGCTGATTACGCAACTGCTCGGAATCAGCCGGACTTTCAATGCCGCGATCTATGAATTCATTCAGGACAGCGGGGAGGTGATCGACCTTGACAGACCTGACGAAACTTAGCAACGAGGAGTTGGCTCAACGAATATCTGGAACGCTACAGGGTGCGGATGGGTTGTTAGAGCCGTCCGAACTGCGAGCAGAACTTCTCCGCCGTCTGATCGAGGGCGAACGGGATAAATGCGCGGACAATGAAGTCAAGGTGGAGCGGTCGTTTGTGTCCGGTTCATTACGCGATAGCCGACAGAATAGAATCCGGGGGGAATTCATAAACCATTTGAGAATCGCGTTTGAGGCGATCAAGGAATATGACACCGCGATGGAGGCCACGAATGAGACAGTATGAATTTTCAATCCCCGGTGATCCTGTCGGCAAGCAGCGCGGTCGGACGTTCATGCCCCCAGGCGGGAAATTCCCGGTCACTACGACCCCGCCGAAAACAAGGAACTTTGAAGCCCTGGTCAAGCTGTGTGCGACGCAGGCCGGGGTAACTCCGATGTCGCAATGCACCGTTAAAATCAGCATCGCGATCCCGGTTCGCCTGATAGAATTTAAAACGAAAGCGGATCGAATCGAGGAACCGCGACGCAGGCCGGACATCGATAACGTGGTGAAAAGTGTATGCGACGCGCTGAATGGAATCGCGTACCGGGACGATAAGGACATCCTGCAAATCACGGCGGGATATGTATTCATCGACGCACATAAGAGCGCACATACTAATGTCCAGATTTACGAACGGGACTGGACAGAATTCATGGAGGCGACGTTATGATTTACACATGTCCGAAACATAAAACAACTCAGGATGATTGGTGTCCGGGTTGCATGGAGATACTTAAATCTGTGATTCCTACAACACATGAAGGGCGATTGGCAGAACTCAAAATGTGGGTTGAGGCGGAAATTACAACCGTCCCATTCTCCGATATGCACAAACGATTCGAGGGATTGCTGGGGCGTCCTGTCTGGACGCACGAATTTGCGCATCCTAAAGATTTAATCCATGAGCTTGAAACAAAGCAACCGGCTACTTTCGCGGAAGTAATCCAAAAGGTGGAAGATTATGTCGGCAAGGGAAACGTCATAATTATGGAGGTTCCGCATGACTGACAACTTTTGGATCGCCGGGGGATTACTCACTATCATTATCAGCTGCTACTTTTTGGGCTACCTGCATGGGTATCACAACGGCATTAAGTGGCGAATCTTGGAATCCATCAGGCTGGATTATCTCATCGATTACGTTAACGAAAACTTCCAGACGAAAATGTACCGGAAGTTAATCGACCAATACATCAAGATGAAAAAGGACAAACCACAATGAAAATTGAAGGCAGAATCATCGAGGTAACAGAGGGCGAGGAGTGCGACAGTATCAAGGTGCTGTCCGAGAAAAGAACGTCCACGATCAAAATGGATGTGGGCAATGCGGAGCGGTTCACCATCGGCGGGAACGTCACCATTACGGTCGACATTGAGCCGACGCTATTCAACCGTGACACCGGGGAAGTGACTCCAAAGGTCATCGAAGCCGTCAAGGAATTAATCGATACCTGCGAGTCCATGCCGGAAGGGAACTCCACGACAATCTCAACGAGTTTGCCAGGACATGAACCGGTCACGATCAAAGGCAGGGGGAAAAAGACATGAGCACAAACCCTGAGTTACTCCGGCTTGGCTGGGAACTGGTGCAAGCAATGCAACGGTTCAAGGTCGAGCTTCTGAAGGAAATTAAGGTAGAAGATTTATCACCTGGACTCATGCCAGATTGGATGAAAAACGCATATACCGGGCAATACATCGACGATATTTATCCACGTCCAGACGGCCTGACATGGGAGCAATATTTCAAACTTCCACACCTTGTTGATGAATTCAGCGATAAGTATCCCGATTCGACGATGATAGAGGTTGAACCGAAAGGCCAGCTACTGACTGAGGACGGCGTCCAGGATGCGTCGCGAGTTGCAGAGTTGGAAGCAATTGTGAGCGGATTAAATGAACATACCGAAAGGGGGACAATGGCATTCGCTTGTCTTGATAATTGGGATGAATTCGACGACGGTAGGGCAATTTATCGATGCGGTGTTTGCGGACGTCAGGACAAAGAGAATCATACTTTTTGCCAGAATCCCGATTGTCCAGCCGTCAAAGCCCGAAACCTGACGCTCCCAAGTGCCCCACAAGCGACGATCCCGGCTCCGGCAGGGGTAGACTACCGGCTCGAACCTATCGGCTGGCAGACTGGGCTTAGAGTTGATCCTGCCGGCTTTGTTCACGAGGGCGTTGTTAATAGGCATGATTTCGTCCGGGTTTACTGCCCTTTCGGCTGCCGGAGCAGCGATGTCTATGATAAGGCGGTTTTCACTCTCAGGAAAGTAATCAAATGCCGACAGTGCAAGCGGTCGTTTGAGGTCAAGCGCATGGACGATGTGCATCTGTGGAAGGCAATCGACGATGAGGAGACACACGATGAACGGACCAGTTAATTTCAATGACCACGGGATCGAGATCAAGGTTTTCCAGGGCAAGGTGCTATCAGCGAACGCCCGGAAGGTGAACCCGAAGTTCGCCCCGCTGATGGAAGCCCTCTGCCTGTGGCTGAAAGAGAACGGCTACACGAAACTTGCGACGCGGGGGATCCGAAATAACCGCAAGATGCGGAAGGTCAACAAAACATCCCGGCACAGCGACGGGACATACCCAGATTTCAAGGCATGGCCTGACCGTACGACCGGGAGCTACGGGATCGACATCGAGGGATTCTATGCGCCTGATAAAAGCCTCACAACGCGAATCAAAAAGCAGAAGGCGGAGATGGTGAAGATTCTGGAAGGGCTTGATTTCCGGGTCTATCACAAGGGGCCGATCAATCCTGAGCATGTCCATGCAGAGTTAAAGAACCCGACAACCTGGAAGTGACGCCATAACCATGAAAACAGAAGCGATAGAACTGCTTATCGAAAAGTGTGACTGGCAGGATGAAGCCCTCACAGAACTAACCGCGCTGACAGACCGCATTGCAGAGCTTGAGGCGTGCGTGAGGGGGTTGACAAATCCGCTTTGGCGCAAAACCGATTTCTGCGATTCGGGCCCGCACATGAGATGTATATTTTGTGGTGCTATCAGGAATTATATTGAAGGAATCATAGAGCAGTATTTCTGCACCAACCCCGCGTGCCCCGCCGTGAAAGCGCGCAAGCTGGTGGAGGTGACGCGTCCATATACGTGGCCCGCATGTCAGTTTGATGCGGTAACGTGTGAACCTGAAACATGCAAGTATGCGGAATGCGAATTTAACCGAAAGGTGCAGGAGGTGACGCCAGATGAAACGACCGGATGAAACAAGACAGGATGAATGCCTGATGATGGAAACGTCCTACGATATTACCGCAGAGGTTAAAGCAGCGATGCGTAAATTCCCTCTCTGGCCAGTAGACCCGCTGCATGCTGTGGCGATTATCGGGGAGGAGTTTGGCGAACTCCAGAAGGCCGTCGTGGACAATCGCTTTTTCGATAAGGCGACCGTTGATGACATGATTAACGAGGCGACGCAAACCGCTGCTATGTGTGTGCGGTTTATCATGCGATTGCAAGAGGAGATGCTCTGATGTGGATATGCCCTAACTGTAATGCGTCGAATACTTCTCACGGAATAGGATGCGGATGCTGCGGGTATTCGGGACCGCCGCCGATTACTATTGTTTTCAACACGTCATACCCGGCAGACACGACGCAAACACCGGCAGATTTAGAGTCGATATTACGGAAACCGGAGGCTAACGATGGAAAAGACAATAACGTTTGAAGAACGATGGGAACCCCTTGCCGACGATTTAATGGATTGGGCTGATGAAAATTCATACGGGATAACGGCTCCTGACCAGACTGCGAACGAGTCGGCAAGACGAAAACTTGTCAAACTATTGGAAACCCACCGCGCCGCCCTCGAAGCCAGTTGCCGGGGGACGCTGGAAACGAATGTCTATCTGATTAAAGTTGGTCCCTACAAGGATATGTGGGGATATGTAATTAAAACAAAATCAGGTAGTAAATTGAGGATTCATTTGGCAGAAGCGACGGAACAAGAAGCAAAAGACAGAGCTAACGATTATCTTGCAGACCTCGGTCTAACCGCCAAATTCGTGGAGGACAAACCCGATGACCAATAACACACCGCACCCGTCGGAGGTCGTGGGATTGCTCATGCCGGTCGTGAGTAAGCCGTGGGAGGTTGTTTGTAAATCTTGTTTGGGTCACAAGTTAGCGTATGATTCTCGACGTTTGGGTGGAAAGTCTCATCCATGCCCGAAATGCCACGGCACGGGCACATGCACCGTCCGGCTGGTCGGGTGGGTGGAAGCATGGGAATCTAGTGATCCATCATATCCTGGACATTATATCGTACCAGACTTGGGGAAAGGTACAATGGATGGTATCAAGAAACTCACATATGAAGCCTACCACGCTGGCACACTACCGGAGTCGGTGACGCGCTGGCTACACGTCGAGGAGGTCGAATAGAAATGACAGACGAACAGTTTGAAAGATTCATGTATAAGTTCACACGACTGGTGGACTTCTACCAGATCGTAGCGCAATGCCAGCTAGGTTTCCTTGATTACGAGGGGAAGAAGTTGGAATTGCTCAACGCAGATTTGACTAAGGTGTCTGACTACGAGAGCCACAGATGTATCGAATGCGGATATTTCTGGTTTACAGATGAAGTGTCAGATAACGACACAGGCACAAGAATGCTGGTTGATTGTGGTTGTTCAACAAAGCCGACACGACCAACCGAGCCACATACTCGTGCCTGCCCCGACTTCGTTCTACGGCGTGAGGTGACCCCATGACCTGGAACATGCAACGAATCATATTCGCGGCGTTCTGCTACGGCTTTTCGGTTAAAGAGCTTGCGAAGGAACTTGAGATGGAGCCGAAAGCTATCGAGGACGCGATAAGAGAGGTGGCGAAATCGTGATGGATTACAAATGTTACATAAAAGAACACCAAGAACCGGACGATGCGACCGACATGATTGGCTATCACAGCATGGAGCAAGCTGCCGCCGATTATGTGGAGGCGTGGGATACGGGCGATTACACGGTTGCAGAGGGCGAGGAAGTTATCGTGGTAGTGTCGGACGAGGCAGGGAGTATACGGCAATTTAAAGTAAGGGCAGAATCACAAATTAATTATTACGCGGATGAAGTGGTGACGAAATGACAGACTATAGAAAAACAATCGGTTGGGGAGTAATGTCAATGTCGGGCGAAAAGTCGTGGCTTTGGGGTGAATTTTATCGGACTAAAAGGCAAGCCAATAATGCCATATTGGATATATTTATGAACGGGCGAGAATATCCCGGTGGTGTTGATTCATTAACCCAAGCCCAACGCGATTCCGAACTCAAGCGCATTTGGCGACAGGAAGATTTAAAAGCAATCAGGGTCGAACTTGTGGAGGTATTGATTTTAAGCAAACTCAGGATACTATAACATTTCCCTCTGGTGGTAGAATTCAATTTTTGGGTAGTATCAATCATGAACGACTACAAACCGATGACAACGCTGAAGCAGGTCAGGCAGTGGGCGCGGGCGAACGGGCTGGTGATGAAAAAGATATTAGGTCCCTATGGGGGACTGTTTTATACGCTTCATTTTAACCAAAAACAAATAAGCCCGTCCGGTTATAAAGAAAAATTTATCCTGGAAGTAAACGCCCTGCGGCAGTGGCACGAGGAGAACCGCAAGGTTGTATACATCGATGATACGAGGGGATTAGCATGACAAAAATCGAATGGACGAAAAACGATGATGGTTCAGACGGCAAGAGCTGGAATCCCGTGACAGGATGCTCTCAGATTGCAGAGGGCTGCCGTTTCTGCTACGCCAAGCGCATGAGTAAACGCCTTGCCGGACGTGCCGGATACCCGCCTGCACCGGACAATTTCAAGGTGACGTTACATCCCGACCGCTTAGATCAACCGCTGCATTGGCGGAAGCCCACCAAGATTTTCGTTTGCAGCATGAGCGATCTATTCCATGAGGATGTGCCGGATGAGTTTATATGGGATGTTTGGAATGTCATGCGTGGAACTCCTCGACACATATTTATGATATTAACCAAGCGTCCACAAAGGATGTATTCCCTTATTGAATTCTGGCACATGGGATTTTACGAAAATATCCGTCTCGGTGTGTCCGTGTCCATGCAAGCCGATGCCGACCGCAACATCCCGTGGCTGCTCAGGACACCGGCTGCGTATCGGTTCGTCAGCGCGGAGCCATTGCTATCAGAAATCAAAATGCCATTCGTTAACACTAAATTGCAGAGACTTAATCAAGTAATCATCGGCTGCGAGTCTGGCCCCGGTCGCCGTCCGATGAAACTGGAGTGGGCGCGAGACATCGTGGGGCAGTGCCGGGAAGCTGGCGTGGATTGTTTTGTTAAACAGATAGAAAGTGATATTTGTCCCGATTGCGACGGCAAGGCTTTTGTTAATGTGGGAATCAATCGGGATTACGCGTTTTGCGCTACATGCAGGGGTGAAGGCAAAGTTAAACTACACGTCGAGCGTGACATGGCAAAATTCCCCGACGATCTGCGGGTACGACAATAACTAAAGGAGAATGAACGATGATTAAATTTGGATTATTTACAACCGTAGAAGGACACGAGGATGCCGAAAGAGAACTCGATGAAATCTTTGAAACCCTCATGTCCTATGCGAACGAGTCGCCGTCTACCGACGAAGCCCCGGCGATTGGCGTCAGGAATCTCATGCGATCAGTAATGAGTGCAGAGAGATTCCGAAAGTACGGGGCTACTGATACGGTGTGCGACGAGGCTCTGGTTGTGGCGATCAACGAGAGACTTAATACCAATATAGGTAGATGGACCCTATAACCCCCGCAGCTGGGGACGGAGGCGGACATGAGCGCGATTAAAGAGTTGATCGATGCCGTACAAGGCACACCGATAATCAGATTTGACGGGTTGGCACAGGCAGCCACAGTCGAACTCGCCGCCCTCGAAGCTGACAGCAGGCGGTTGGAGAAAGTAGTTGCGATAAACTCCGAGGATGAAATGTATCCGTACGATGTCATGCAACTCCAAAGGTTCTTGGATGATGACGGCAACCTGACATCGGAGTGGGGCTATCGGATTCTGACGCGCAAAACGATGGAGGTCATCAGGAATGGGGCGAGAGGTTTTGCTACCTGGCGCGATGCCCTGGACGCTGGATTTATTGACATCGACGACGCGATCAGCCGTGACGACAAGCCGGGGGCGGTGCATGAATGAGTTGGCATATTTGACAATACATTAATGATGTGCTATCATTATCTTATGAATTATAAAATTTCAAATCAATGGGTAGCGGGGTTTTTTGATGGAGAAGGTTCCGTTTCTGTTATAAGACGACAGCGCGGAAATTTTATTGAGCATTTTCTTAGTGTTCAACTAGGACAGCAAGATAGAACTCCACTAGATTTAATTCATGCTAAGTTTGGTGGTTCTACATGTGATAGTATGACTAAATCTGGCTGTCATCGATGGAGAATTCACGGTAAAGAAGCAGAATTATTCCTGAAAGCAATTCGAAAATATAGCATAGTTAAACGCAGACAAATTGATCTTGCCCTAAAAATTCGAAAACTTATTGGAAAACCCGGTCATCGTCTTAATCCACAAATTTGGGCTAAACGAGAAAAACTCTGGATTGAATTGCAAAAAGTTAAGGGGAAATTATGACATGGTATTTATCCCTAACAATGATAGCGGAATTAGAGAACTTGCACTCTTCGCTGGTGCTGGTGGAGGAATTCTCGGAGCAAAACTGCTTGGACACCGAATCGTGTGCGCAGTTGAAATCGAACCGTATTGCCGAGAAGTCCTGTTACGGCGACAAGAAGAAGGTATCCTCGAAGCCTTCCCAATCTGGGATGATGTGCGAACCTTCGACGGAAAGCCGTGGCGTGGAATCGTGGATTGCATCTCTGCGGGTTTTCCGTGTCAACCATTCTCGATCGCAGGCAAGCGACGGGGAGCCGACGACGAACGGAACATGTGGCCTGAAACAATCCGTATCATTGGCGAAGTACGACCTCGATACGCGCTCTTGGAGAACGTTCCAGGGCTGCTTGTTTCAGGATACATGGGGCGCATCTTTGGAGATATTTCCGAACTGGGGTATGATTGCCGGTGGGGAGTTATCGGGGCTGATGATGTCGGAGCACCGCACAGACGGAAACGATTGTGGATTCGTTTATTTGACTCCGACTGTACAACAAATAGCCGGGGGAGAGGACAGAGTAGAAAAGCGGACAGCATATCGGGAATCGATAGGACGGCATTATGTACCGGGGAGTCTGGCAGAACAAATAATGTGGACAACCCCGACCAGTGGGGACACGGGTGGTCGGAACACGAAATACAAACAGGGCGGAACTCCGCTATCGATGCAAGTCAGATGGCCGTCCCCGAAGTCCCGCGATTACAAGGGCATGAGTCAGCGGGGGATACATGCACCGGGGGACTGCCTGCCAAATGCCGTTGCACATGGTGGGACATCGACCCGGCAGACTTACCCGACTCCGAAAGCATCGGACGGGGAGTTCGGGCTTCCGAGAACGACGGGCAGACCGCCGGAGAAAGCGCAACACCTTGCGACTCGAATAGCTTACCCGACACCGAAAAGGCAATGTGCGAACAGTCCGGGAGAGCATGGACAGGGGGGGAAGGATTTACAGACAGTGATAGGGGGACAGCTAAATCCTTCGTGGGTCGAGTGGCTCATGGGGTGGCCTATCGGGTGGACCGACTTAAAGCCATTGGTAACGGGCAGGTTTCACGAGTGGTTAGAGAAGCATGGAATCGATTGGGCGGTGCATGAATGAACGGCATCGAGCATAACGTGGTGACAAGCCAGCGCATAGGCGACGAGGCGGCGCAGGGCAAGCTGTTCTGATCGTGATTAAGACAATGAAAATCCTGCGAGTATTCCCACGACGAACTAATGCCACTCCCGACGATGAACTGGTCAGGGTCGGTTCGCCGTCCCTCTTTAAGCAGGACTGCGATGAAGTCCATATCAGTGTTGCCTTTACATGGGATTTACCAGAGGCGAATCGACTCCGGGATGAATACGAAGCGCAAGGATACACGGTCAAGATAGGTGGTCCCGCAACGGGCATGAGGGGAGAGGACTTCACACCGGGGATGTATTTGAAACCGGGTTATGTGATTACGTCGCGGGGCTGCCCGAACCGATGCTGGTTTTGCAGCGTCTGGAAGCGCGAGGGTACGATCCGGGAATTGCCGATTACTGAGGGATGGAATATCCTGGACGATAATTTGTTAGCTTGTTCTGAGAAGCATATCGCGACAGTTTTTGAAATGCTTAGAAGGCAACGACATGCTCCGGAATTTACAGGCGGTCTCGATCCCCGATACATGACGGTCGAGATCATGCGGGAGATTCGCGTATTAAACCCAAAGCAGATTTTCACGGCCTATGATTCCGACGATGATAAAGAGTTTGTCGAGAGGGCAATTATGAATTGCTGGCAAGCTGGGTTCACACAGGCAAGTCATTCAGTCCGATGTTTTGTTTTGATCGGCTTTTCGCATGATACTTTCGATGAGGCTACGGAACGGTTGGAATGGATTATGAGTCTTGGGGCGATCCCGATGGCGATGCTTTATCGGAATCAAAATAATCAGACAAATCCCCAGTGGAGAAAATTACAGAAGCATTGGGCAAGGCCGGGATTCAGAAGTCTTACGAGCCAGAGGGCAAGCTGTTCTGAGAGGGAGCGCGGGGGAGTGAATCGTGGTGTTGTATGACTAGGAGGTTTTAAGGAAGAGGGGAGGAACCGCCCGCGCCCCCGTGTTTATTTTTCAGCCAGCGTTGCCGTCGCCCCTTTTACCGCCCCGTTGAGCTTCTTCAGGATCCGCTCGGACTCCTCTTTGTTCTCCTGCAATTTCTTAGTGACCTCATTGGATTTGTCTTCGATAGCCTGAATCCTGAGTGTCCGCTCGATAATCCATTTTGCGATTAGCATCTTACTTTCCACCTTCCGTCGGTTCGTCACCCAGGAGTTTGATCCGGGCTTCGAGCATGAAATCGTGAGCTTCCGCGCAATGCACCCTTTGATCCATCTGCATGACCTCTAAGATTTTAAGCTGGTCACTTGCTGTTTGGGCAATCGCAGAACCATTGATGGTTTGCAACTCTAAATGTTTAACAATTTTCTTTTTAATAGTCAAGTAAATGTCGATCACAATCCAGATGGAAAAGATACTGATTGTGAGGGAAAGCCCGATGCGGTTGACAAGCCCTTCAATAAAATCCAGCGTTGATAATTCCATTAAGAGAATACCTTCTTTATTTTCTTCCAGGCGCGCTTAGTCCACTTTGAGAACTTACGCACTTTGGATTTGAGAAAATTCACGTCGAATATTTCCTCGGCTGTATCCTCGAATAGCTCGCGGATTAAACCGGGAATAATCGGTATGCCGCTTTCAAGGCCGATGCGCTCGATCTCATTCGTGAGCTTCGTAATCGGTTCGTCAAGGATATAGAGGAAATCGTCTAAGTCCATCGCTTCACCTCTCAGGTAAAGGCCGGTACGATTTTTTCCATTTAGGTTATTGCCCCGCTTACTCGCCCGCTCCATGCGTTAAACTGAATCGTATCCAATCCCAACCGCTGCGTCGTTACTTGTGCCTTGATTTCGACAATGTCGCCCTGCACGACGGCTTCCGATACCGCTCCGCTTTTCACTCCCGCAGTCCCGTCTGTATTCGTGAATGAATCAGTCGGACTGCTATTTTTATAAAGCGTCACGGTAATCGTGTCCGCGCTGATATCCGGCGTCCAAACATTTATGTTAATCGCGATCCAGTCGATTGTACCCGGAGTCGCTATTATATTTATGACACTCGCACTTAAAGCTGCCGCTATTACCGTTACAGGGGCAAAACCGGCGGCCAATGATTGTACGGAAACAAGCCCCAAGTCAGCCGGAGCGACTTCCTCCAATGCTGTTTTCCCTGCATTAATTTTGTATATATTCCCTGCGGTGACGTAAGTATCCGGCGTGTCTGTGAGGTCTACAAAGGCGACATCCCGCTGCCCTGACCCGGGAGTAGTGTCGGTATATTTGAGTGCCCCCACGCCTATTGTGGACGGCTTGGCTGGCCTATGATTGATCGCCCGTCTGATTTGCGCCTGGATTTCGTCGGCCAGTGTCCGGTTTCGGGTCAGGCGGTTATCTACTGAGTCCCACGGCATTAGTCGATCACCGCCTGTACCGTCGATAGGATCGTACCCGTCGCTTCACTAATCCCCACCGGGCCGATTGCAAACGAATACTCCCGGAGCACGCCGGTATAATCGACGACCGTGTCGTTGTCCTCATCGCAGGCAATCGTAATGCCAAGCTCCGGTGTGCCGGGCAGTACGCCCTGATAACTGTACCGGCGCATCTCGGACATCCGCAAGTAAGTCAGCAAAAGTATCCGCGCCATGCTTTGCGCAGCCGGACCGGACGCGGCACCAAGTTTGACACTCTTCACGCGCTGGCAGCCTGCTACCCCGGTCGACGCCTTCACGCCACCCCGGAGCTTTTCATAACTCGCGGGTGCCACTAACTTTGCCGCATCGCCCGCGCCTGTGGAAGCCAGTTGACAACGAGCGTATTTGATTAAATTGCCGAGGATTTCGATGTCATGCAGCACTGCATAATAATATTCCCCTGATGTTTTCGGGCCGGGCATGTAATCCCACACAAGCCGGATCGCGTTTACACGACGCTTGGCAAAGGCAAGGGCTTCACCTTCGACCCACGAACCTTCGGCAGCCGGTGTCCCTTCCATCGAAAAGCCGAGGTCAACCCAGGTAGAAGCGTTCCGTGTCGCCGCGCTGGTAGTGTCGTAATTGTCACAACCGTATACGCGCACAACCCAAGTAAAGGTCGTGTTATCGGTGCTGCGATTCCATCCCTCGATTGCCCTGTAATTTCCGACCGCGAGTTTGATTTTATCAAGGTCAATTGACGGCGGTGTCGTGCCTGTGCCAAAAAAGAAATCAGCGAAGTTAATAGACGCGCCGGGATTCTCATTCGTCCAGATCGCCCCGACCTTGCTGTCGTTTTTCCCGTCGCAAGTCCACTGCATATCATCGTTACCGGCAGCCGTAACGGTCGTATGGGAATCCCATCCCCACGACGCGCCGCCTTTTTCAACGCCCCAGTAAGCAGTTGGACTTGTGCCGCTGTCTGTGGCGGCCTGATGCCATGAATACGTTTTGCAGGCGCGGTTAAGGTTCTGGTCATCGCTGAATTCAACCCGGATCGCTGAATAGACATCCGCAAGCGTGAACTCATGCTCCACCCGCGACGTGTTCGGAAGCGTGAAACTGGACGTGTCATTTGCCAAAACTGTCAGACGGAATTTCCCGGTCGAATGCTTGTACCAAAACTTAATCTCATTCTCCAAACCCACGGCGGCAAGAAGCTCCTGAATCGCATCGAAGGCGTATTGCTGTTTTTTCTGCGGGTCGTAATCGTAGCGGTTAACTTTCAAGGCGGCGGTCGTGCTGCTTAAATCTAAATCACCGGCGACGAACCCCGGCCCAAAGTTGGCAGCCGTGCCGGTCATTATCTTTGTCACCACATCGTTCAACGAAATAGGTACTGAGGCAGCGTCAAGTGAGCTGTCCTCGTCGTAAACCGAGCAAGTGGCTCGATACGTGCCTGCCGCCGGATCGCGTAACACGAAGCATCCCAGCGCGTCGTGGACGTCGAATTCAGCCCCGCGCCTCACCGTTTTCCAGGCCGTGCCGCCAAGCGGGTCGTTTTGGAGGTCGAGTGCCGCCGGAGCGATTTGCTTGCCGAGCTTTTCGTAGACCGTGACGCCCTCCGCATGAGTAGCCGCCGCCGTACCCAACTGACCACGGACGCAGTTATACAAGCGGTATTTTGTGTCAGCATTTGAGTTGTCATATCCGTCAAAATATATCCATTCCGAATCAATCTTAATCCAGCCGCGAGGGACAAAGCCCTTTGTCGTGCTCGTTAAAATAATCGTTGTGGCAACAGCCGATAGCACCGTGCCTACTCCGTCCGTGTACAAGACATCATTCGCGCCCGCGACGTAACACTCTAACCCCGTAGCATCGTCCGGGTCAGGCCAAAGCGTGCTGCCCTGAAAGGTGCCGTAAGCAGCCGTCGCCTGCAAGGGCATGTTTGTCAGCGCATACTTACTTGATTCCAGCGTCCAGATGTCATTTCCGGAAGCATCCACGCACAAGGCCTGTCCGAGAATCCCATCCCATCCCATGCACTCGACAACCAGATAATTCCCTTCCTCAAAAGTCTTGTAAAGCGGCTTGCTGTGGACGTATCCCCGGAAGTGGTAAGCCGCGCCTTCGACAACCGTAACCGTGCTGTTGAGTTGACAGGCGTTTGTCAGGTCGGCGGTTTCGATGCTGTAAATCGAAAGTACATCCGTCCTGATGTAAAGCGTGGCGGTCGAGATCGAATCGAAGGCGTGTTGCTTTGTAAATGTCTCGACCGGGATGTCCGTGGCGGTTTTCCCCAGAGCGGGATCGGCATTGAGGTTATAGGTGGGATTACTGAATGTGACTGTTATTTGCGGCATTCGCTATAAAGCCTCGCGTGACACGCCCCGCAGTACGGGCATTCGATCTGTTCTTTTACCGCATCAATCGGCATGACCGCTACCCATTCCTTCTGGCATACGGGGCAGTAAACCCATGCTGTTAACCATTTAAAGCGGCTCATAGTGCTTTTCCTAAAAGGCTCGTCTGCGTAACGATGGTGTCGATCTTGAAAACAAGCGGGTAATACGCGCCCGGGTCAAGCGGCATTTTCCCCGCCGCCATCATCTCGGGCGGCACATAAACCAGATATCCCTCCATGATCCGGTAGTATGAATCCGCCGTTAAATCAATCGGTGACGTAACCGCCTCGTCCTGAATGTAAAGTGAGTTTCGATATAACTTCCAGTCCTGCAATAGCTGGAAGTTCGCGTAAGTGCAGGCGATCTGCGTAATCCCGACTGTCAGCTTGGACGGCCCCTTGTAAGTCATGTCTTTTTTGTGGAGCGCGCCGTTGATATCGGGGTAGACAGTGTCGTATTCAAATTCCGGGCCATAATTATGGAGCGGCTCTGTCAGTGTCAGATTCCGCAAGAGATGATAGGCGGTCGCGGCTGTGCCGGGAGCAACGGCGGATTGCGAGGCTCGAATCCAATATGCGGATTTAGTATCAACCGTTGTGGCTGCCCAATCGCCGGGAACGCTCCATGCAAGATAGCCCGATACGCTGAATGAGGATGTATTGTTAAAAAGCGCCGTCAACGCCGTCCATGCGCCATTCCAATATTCAAAAGTGAAAGTCCCATACCCGACGCCTGCCGTGGCAACGCGAAATCCGACATAAGCGAAGGTTGCATCGGCACCGACGTAAACATAATCGTTTGAATCCGTCCAGAGCGTAAAGGGAGTGCCGCCGATGCTCGTGGCTTCCGCGTCATTATTCGTAAAAGCGGCACCATTATAGACGCGGCAATATTGGATGTTACCGTCATATTGCGTAATTGTTATCTGTCCAACTGCCATTAGCTGTACCCCTTTAACTGCCCCTGCTTGCGGACTTGCTCAACGAGATCATCCATCCCTACCGCGCCCACCTGTGCGATGAGGCTCTTAACGGCGTTCGACAGCGCGGTTGCGAGATCGCCGGGATTGATCACCTTGACGTGTACCGGATTTTGCGGAGTGTCGCCGCGCTGTTTCTTCTGGAATAATCCGCCAAGCAACGCGCCGATAGCAGCACCGGGTGCTCCAAAGGCAGAACCGATAAGGGGCAGCGCTTCGGCAAGGCCAAATTTACCGCCGCCTGCCAAAGTTCCCGCTACCTGCGCGCCTGCGTTCATCAGGAAGTCATTGGACATGAGGGCGTCGTACCAGGAATCCCCGCCGTCCGCTTTATATCCTTTCGTACCGGGCTTCCCGGCACCGCGCTTCGCGGCTGCGGCACCTGAAAGATTAAGGCCGCCATAAAGTCCCGCGCTACCAAGACGTGGCATACTCCATGAAGAGGGAGCTACACCGGCAAAAGGCGATATTCCTTCAGGCTGATTAAACGGTATGTCCGCGCCAAAAACCCCGCCCTCAGCCCTGAGATTCCCGGCAGCATCGTATAGATTATTCCACATGCGAACAATCAAGGCATCGGTTATAGCGTTGTTCCAGATATTGAACACTTCTTTGATTTCTTCTTTGGGAACTGTCCCGCCTCCGCCGCCGCCTAAAGCAGCTAATGCATCTCTGCGCTCTTTATCCTTCATCATTGCCCATATAGCATCGCGTTCCCGCTCTTCAACTGCACCGATATCAAAATAAGGGCCGCCGCGCTGAATTAAATCACCATAATCCGTATGTTCTGGTGACCTATACCTATTGGTTCCTTCATCGATTCCAGTAGCCTTAGCGATCTCGCTTACACCATAATATGTAAGCGCAGCAGCACCAACGACTATTCCAACCGGCCCTGCAACGGCGAGCCATGCAGCCGCTGCTTCTGTTTTCAATGCGATAAAGGCGAGTTTTAAAAGTCCGATTGCCTTCCCGATATTAGCTGCCGCCGTTGTAACCGGGCCGACGATGGCTACTAATCCGAGAATGGCTAATTGTGAATTTTTCGCTGCCTCACTTTGTTCGCCCCATTTTGTTACCAAGTCCCCCAGCGTATCAACCAGCGGAATCAGCGTATCCGTTATCAGCGCGTTTATCGTCGGCACTATCGCCGTCGCCACATCGCTCTTTAATCCCTTCCACGCGTCCGTGAGTTTCGCAACGCTTTCCTCGCCCTTCAACACGTCCGCGCTCATCGCAACCGCCGCCGTGCCAAGCGCGATTATCGGCATGGTCACGTTATGCGTCCAGATGCTTCCGAACCGACCGGCCTTTTCCGATAGTTGTAATAACGACTGCGAGGACTTCTGAAAAGCGTCGTCAACTTTAGCGGCGGCTTCCTCGCCCTTTTTCTGGACGCCCGCGAGCTGCTCGTTGACTTCCTCGGTGCCGTCGATGACTACTTTGGTATGTAATGTCGGATCGCCGTAAGTCATGTATTTTGCATCCTCTTCATTCTGTCGGCTTCGGCTGAGTTCATCTCATTTGACATCAAACTCATCGCATCCGTATACCATGCCGGCTGTTCGCCCCAACTCCCCCGCTCCAGTAAATGCCCGTCCTTGTACGCCTGATAAAGCTCCGCGAGATACCGCATGAACGGGCTTATTCGCTTCCAGACGCATCCCCTGATAACGGTTGGGTTTCGACATCCGTTGTCGGTAATGGTAAATCCGACTTCAATTCCGGTTCGGCAGCCACAGTACCGCTCGTCTCCGGTGCAGGTGAAGTCTCCGTAGACGAGTCCGGCGTAAAACCCATTTCCTCGGTTTCCTCCTCGGTGATTATGCTGGCGGTTGTGGCCTTAATCTTGATATCGTCAAACAGAGTCATTGGAAATAAATCGAGGCAGTAATCCTTCACGCGGGTATAGATGTTTTTCCCAATATTGACATCCTCGTATTCAACTTCGAGTCCTTCGAGTCCCGAAAGTTCAATGAGGGAAAAACCTATCACATCGTAAATGATGCCGCCCTTGTTGGTGCCGAGGATCGGAAAGCCCCGGTCATCCGTCCCGATTCGTTCAAGGTTCTCGGTCTGGATATGCGCCCGGAGTTGATTCGTGAGCGGTTGGATCGTGTACCGAACGTCCTCAAACGTGTGCTCTTGCTTCTGAAATCTTACTGGCAATGCTTTCATGTGTGTCTCCTGTGTTTATGTGGTTTAAGTAAAGGCAATCGATATCGGGGAGCCGCTCGCCCAATCCATGCGGTATGAGAGCCGCGCTCCGAGGACACCGTTAAGGCTCTGAAGCTGCTGGGATGCCATGAGGTAGCCCTTGCCGGTGATCGTGATCACATAGCCCGCGCCGGTGCCTATCGCAAACGAGAACGGCGTTATGGTGTGGCTCGTTAAGTCCGTCCAGTAGTTTGCTGTTGACATGGCCGGAAGTTCCACGACCGTTTCAAACGTCGGAGCCTGGTTAACGAGCACCGGATTGCTTACCCCATTCGCGCCCGCCATATTCAGATTTGGCGCGTTATTTGCGTTATTCAAAGCGATGGAAAATGACTTCATAACGAGCGCGTCGGTGTTAAGCGTAATCGTACCGATGCACATCGGAGCCAAGCCGCCGTTATCTATCGCGTCCGTCAAGTCCGCTTCCGTGGGCGCGGTGTAAGTCCCGTCGAAATTCCACGCGCATATCAGCGGGGTATTCGGTGTCCCGGATATTGTCAGGTTCCCGACGGCATTACTGCAAAGCTGATAATAGCCGGTGCCGCTACCGTGCTTTGAAATCAGCGCAACAGCAGTCTGGTTTACGGCTATCGCCCCATCGATGTCATAGGTCGTGCTAACGGTCGTGGCGACGGTTTCCTTTATTCCGCATGCCTTCAACAGAAGCGCATCAGGCGGTGTCTTCGCGCCCCCGGATGATCCCGACGGATTCATTTCCGTTATGAAACTCATCCGAGCGAACTTCGGCCCCGCCTGCGCTGCCTGCCTCGCATTAAGCGGATATTGCGCGGTGTCATCGTACATGATCGCATCCGCCACCTGTAGGTTCAAGGCCTTGACCGTCCGGGTCTTGCTGTTGAATCCGATCTCCGATAATTGAACAACGTGTGGTGCTGCCATTGTAATTTTCTCCTTATGCTGTATACCGAACGGTCATCGCGAATTCGATATCCGCCATGATCGGCTGTTGCGTCGCTGAATTGGAATAGACGATTGCCGGGGAATCCGACACGCAATAAATATGCAGGACGCTCAGGGCGCGTAATGCCGCGAGTAATGCCGCGCTCCGCCAGAGCTTCATTAGTTCCTCGGAGGCCAACTCAACCTGCTCCTGTGACTTCCCATGTATATTCAGAATAACCGTCATGTCCCGGTCTATCACGCTGGTCATGTCATAGGACTGGCTGCCGCTGACAATGTACATTTCGCACCACGGCGTTTCGACCGTGGTATCCGACGCCTTGCCGACATAGCATTTATTAATCGACGTGGTTTCGACGTCGGTCACAAGTTGCGTCTGTATTGCCGATAGTACGCTTGCCATTATGCCGCTCCTATCGGGTTCACCGACCGTATGAAAGCCATGCCACGCGCTATCAGGCCAGCTATGCCGATACCTATGTCGCCTTCCGATATAACTTGCAGAGGAACATCCTCCGCGTCTCTAGACGCATTGTACGCGGTCACAGCCTTTTGGACGTAATGCTGCGCCGGTATGCGGATCGTGTAAGATTTTCCGGTGCTGCTCGTCCGATGGATCGTGCCGCCCAAGTCCTGAATACGCGCATAGGGCAGGGAGAAGTCGATCATCACATTCCCGTCCGGTTGTACAACGACCGTGCGCGGATCGTCGAAGCTATCCCTGAGTGCGCCCGTATCGACCGGCGCAAAGTCTTGGATTAAGTGTCGAAGTTTGTCCGCGTCCTCTTGCGTTTCAAGCGGCGCGATTAAGCCACGGCTCCGCTCAGTCATCGCCTGGAATAAATTAGCAAGGCGGGTGTCGGCTTCGGATTTAAGACGTGCGTATGTGTCAGGGTTGAATCTCCCGTAGCCTGTCGCAACCGCCCTGCGTATCTGTTCGCGGGTCATGCCGGTAGCAGCCATGATGTCGGAAAGTTTGCTCATCTTTTATCTATCCCCCGGCTGTAATGTTCCTTAGACCAGAAGACCGTCCGCGTTGCCCCGCCTACCGGAGCACCGCCACCGACGCCACTTGATGCCCCGCACAATTTGCGCCACCAGTTATGGACGCCCCGCTCGACGTAATGCGAACCCAAGATTACAATCGGGCCGCGCTTGGTAAAGAATCTTTTCATGCCGCCGATCCATGCAACCATAACTGGTTTATATCCGCCGACGGACGACCGCCGGAACCATCTGCCGTATCGCCCCGCGCTGATTTTGCGTCCGCGTACCATTGCCAGATATGTACTTTTAAAAGCACGTTGCGCCTTCCTGATATCGAATGCCGGTATGGTTCCTCCGTGTTCCTGAATTTTCGCATAAGGCCACGCCTTATGTTGCTTCCCCACGGTGATATCGATTACATTCCCTTCCTCGTTTATGACCGCCGTATCGGAGTGCTCAAACGCTTCTTTTAAGTTACCGCTACCACGCCCTGGTGCCAGTCGCTGAATTTCAAGCCTGAGCAATCCCGTCTGGAAGTCCCAATCCACAACCAGAGGACGATCCCAGCCCTTTAAAACTATTTTCTGTTCTCGCGGCATTATGCTATCTGTCGTATCCCCGTCCAGTAATCCGCCATTTCAAGCAACTGCGCGTGTATGCCCTGAGAGTTTACCGACCCGCCCCCCGCGCTTGCGCTGATTTCTTTCGCCCGGTGCGTCGCCAGCCAGTGCAACAGTTGCACCATGACATTGCTGAAATCAACGACCGCGCCCGTAACGGTTATCGCCGTCGCCGTCGGCGTCCCGCTCGTTACCGTGATCGCCCCTTTGCTGTTCAGAACATAAACGCAATCAGCTTCGCAGGTCATCGTCGGCCCCCACAAATAAAGGCCGTATGAATAACCGTGAAAGCATTTGTACAATCCGGACGGCCCGGTTGTAGCTGACGTTACGAGTTGAAAACTGAAATCCCCTCGCGTTGACGTTATATTTTCATAAATAAAACCGTTTATTTCGGTATCCGTAAGCCAGGCATCCGTACCCCGCATATCGATTGCCAACCGGACGTGATCCGTAACCGTTACGACCGTGTAACTTCCTGCTGCCATGTTGGTATCCTCTCAAGGTTTAATGCGGTTTCCGACAATGAATAAACTTTGACGCCGCGAGCCTGTACCCACTCGACAAGCTGCTGGAATAAGGGCAGCACGCGTACCCAAGCGGTGTGATGTTGCGCCGCCGTGCCCCGCTCGCTCCCGTCGAAATAATACATGCCCGATAAGTCCACGCCGCAAAGGACGATCTCTTTTGCACCGAGCCAGTATGCCATTTGCACGGCCATGCCGCTTATCGTGAGGCCGCCCCGTATGCGGTTCTTTATCGGGTCAATAAAATCATCGAATATTTCCCCAGCCCACTCATGCGTATACTTAACTTTGTCGAAATATTCCAGCATGGTCAGGCTGTTAAAGCAACCGATTGATTCACACGTTTTAAGCCCCTCGCCAAACCAGTCAAGGTATCCGCGTACTTTCGCATAATACGGTGTCGGGTCTGCCACCATCCATAAGTCACGGCGTATGCCGGGGATTTCGCACGCCTTGTTGACGATGATGGTGAAGCATTCAGGGTCAAGCTGGTTGTAGTAGTTTTTACCGTTAATGCCCGGAGCCACAATCTGAATACGATCCGTGAGTGTCAGTTCGTCGAGGTGATTAAAAATATCAGTAGACAGGGCTTCCTTTATGGCGGCATACTCGCCCTTGAGTTGTTTCTGCGCGTCATCCAGGCACATAAATTTTGGCCTACCGTCCGCTTCACGGATCACGTCACCATCGCCGGGAGTGCCGCGCCCGCCGGTTTCGATCACATACAGGCCGGGGTGCATATCTGCCATGTAGTAATAGCCTCTTACGATGCGCGGATAGTCTGCCATAATTGAAACCTGGGGGAGGGGCCATAATTGTCCCCTCCCCCCGCGTTATGTACAGAAGACACGAAGACACGAACACTTTAACCGTTACGACTTAGAGAGCGGCGAGGTTGAGAAGTTCGCCAAGTAGCGCGGCGTTATGCAGCGCATGCCCATAGGGGCAAATGGTTGTCCACTTTAAGCAGGCATCCCAATGCCACATCGGGCCGTCGCCCATTAGCTGCGGCTCATCCCAGACAATAGCGCCAGCGTCCTTGTGATAGACGAAGGCGGCAGGTCTGGAGGCTGCCCCGAAGTTGGTTGAGTAGGCCGTTGAGTAAATGGGGATTCCGAGGAACCGCCAGATGCTTGTCGAGCTGTCATAGATAGCCTTGTATGAATCCGACCGCAGGGTAATCATGTTACCGAAAGTCAGATAGTGGGCGATGATTCCGAAGTCCTCGGCTTTGGCGGTCTGTTGCAGGCTCATGCAATAGGCAACGAGAGCCATGAACGCCTGCCAGTTTAAATGTGCCTCGGCTGCCGTGCCGTCGGCGTAGAAGTTGCCCTGTCCGTCCGGGAGTGTTTTGGACAAGCCCGGTGTCGCGGCGTACATGTCGGCGATCATGCTGCCAGTCGCGCCGTATACAAACGCATCGGCATGGTTCTCCGAAATCCGCACGATGTTTTCCGGCTTAGTGAAAAACGATTTTGACTCTGAAGGCTT